TACTGACAGACGCCGTTCTGAGGGGTGGTAACGGTCACCGTCAGCAGGCCATTGGTGGCATCGTAAAGTTGCACACCCGTGATCTGGAGAGTCGCGATGCCATCGGTGTTCCCCAGTTCCACCACGTTGAACCCCATCTTCTGAATCAGCATCGTGAAGATGTTGTTCGTGTCGCGCGTCATGGTGAGCGTCGCAGACCCCGTGGTCTGGTTGATCAGGTTGGTGTACTCCGTCGATCCGGCCTGAACGCGCACCACGAATTGGACCGCAAATACGCGATCACCGAATTCGAAACGCCCCTGGATCTGGTAACCGTCCTGCGTGCCCGAGCCAGGGAAGAAGCCCGGCCGGAAATTGTTCTCCCAGGACGCGTCCATCGACACGAACTGCTTGCCACTGCCGCCGGTGAGGTAATTCACGCCGTTGAGCGTCAGCATCGTAACCATGCCGGCGTTGAACTCATGAGGCGTCGTCGCGGCGGGCAGCGTGATGCCGCTGGGCGAGGTATACTGGCCCGTCGCCACGCACTCCACCGAACACATCGCACTCGCGCGGCCGGGCGAATTTTTGATGGAGAGCTTCCATCCCTTGATCGCGCAGCCCACCAGGATTTCGTCCAGGATGGCCGAACCGCCGGGACGGATCTGCTGCACGAACGAGAAGTATGGCAACTCGAGGCCGGTCGGATTCGTAGCGCCGAGAGCGGGGACGATCACATACTGATAGGGTCCCGTGCCGGTGAGCACTACGTTGCCCAGGGAGAACGCCATGGCCCAGGCCAGGAACTCCGACGACGCATATTTTGAGATCTCGAAAGTCGGCATGTTGTAATGCGACTTAAAGAGCTGCGTCGGGAACTCGTGCCCTTTGCCGATCTCGGCCCGGTCGTCCTCGTTCACCGGCACTTTGGCCCACGGCTTCGTGTTGAGGTTGGTGTGGCGCCAGATCTTCGCCAACGTGTTCGCCGTGAGGATATCAGCCTGCTTGCCGAACCCCCAGCCATTCATCAGCTCGTTAACATTCGCCATCGCTACTTCTCCTCCTTCGCCAGCACGACAGACTCGTGCTTCGCCGGCGCAGGCACTTGATGCCAGCCCTGACTCAGGAGCGGCGAAAGCTTTTCCGCGGTCGCCTCGACCTCTTTGATTTCGTCGCCTTGCGGGGATTCAAGGAATACCGTCATTTCGTTCCTCTTCAGGATTTATGGGTTGTAGGATTCGATCAGCCGCACGGGGACTTCGAAGTATTCGAAGGTTGCACCGTCCGCGCTGATCACGATGGTGTTGCGCCTGGCCGATGGCAGGTAGAAATCCATCGGCTCGCAGTTCGGGTCTACCTGGGTGTGCAACATCCGGAGAGCGCCGCCTGTGGGGATGTCGTTCACGATCCAGTTGAACAGGTCCTCGTAGCCGACGTCGGCTTCCTCCGGCGAGCGCAGATACAGGGAGAAATCGTGAACAAAAACGAGAGCGTTACCGAGTCTGCCCGGCCCGCTGCCTTGCCACCCGATCATGATCGAGCCGGGCGGCATCGATAGGATCGCCAGGCGGATATTATTCTGCGTGGGTTTGCCGAAAACGACGGCGTTTTCGGAGTAGAACTGGATGTGGTTCGAGTTGCCGCCAAGGGCCTCCACGAGGTTCGGCAACGCCTGCAGCGTGGTCACCCACTCGGCCAGGATCGTTTTGGGGTTAATCATCGTCGGGACTCTGGCGTGCGATCAGCGAGAGTTGGGCCATGCCGTAAGCATCGGGCTGGCGCACAGGGCCGATCACAAACTGCGATCCCCAGGCGGTGACCCAATCGCCGGGCTGGGGAAAGTTAGGCAGATCGGCAGGGTTGATGGAAATCTCTTCCGTGCTGGCCGCCGTACCCGATTCGGCGCGTTCCCGAACGTGGCGGATCGCCGTGACCGTCAGCGGATCGCCCACTGGCAGCCCGCCCTGCACCGGCTGGTACACCACCGGCTCGCCAAACGTATCCTGCAGGCTCGCGTTCACAGACGCGCCGATGGTGGGCCAGTCGGACATAGAATTGCGAAAGTCGGGGCGGATGGCAGCCGCCCCCAATGGTCACAGGACGCTGAACCGAAGAGCAGGTTAATTGAGGGTGATGATCGAGTAGAACACCGTCACGACCAACGTGCCGTTGCCAGCGGCGAACGCAGCCGTGGCGTTGGTGATGTCCAGACCGGTCGCGGCCGGCGGCTGGATCGTGCCCGTGGGCGGCGGCACTACATTCTCGCTTCCGGCCGCACTGGTGATGGTCGCGGCCGGGATGTTCCCCGAGTGCGGTACCACGCCGGTCCCGTGATACTGCAACGTGACCGCGCCGCCGCCGGTGAACTGCGTACCGGCCGGCTTCATCTGCGCGATGATCTGGTCGATCACGAGCACCTGGCCGGCGGCCGGCGCGGGCAGGATGCCGACCGGCGCGCCATACATGGCCATGATCTGAGCCGCGGTCAGCGTGACCACGGCCTTCTGGAGCAGCGAGGGATCGGTGTCAGCCGCCTGCACCGGGCCGAAGCTCAGAGGATTCAGCCGCACTCGGACGGTCGCATCGCCGGCCTGGCCGCCTGGCGCATTCACCCCGCTCGCCTGGCTCAGCACCGCGAATCCGATTTCCTTATTCGCGGCACCCGCCGCCGTCAACGGACTGGACGTGGCCTGCTGGGTCGAGTTGTTCCAATAGACTTTGTCGCCCGGGTTGAACGTGGTTCCGTCCTTGGCGAGGTCGAACACACCTTCGACCACCAACTCGCTGGAATCGCCCAGGTTTTGGTTATTCACCGACACGCCGAAGATGTTCCCCACCTGGCAGCCCTGGCCGCTCGTCAGGGCGTAGGGCGCGACCACGGTGAGGGTATTGCCCCTTTGAACGTAATTCTGCATCGCAATGTCTCCTGTTCTGTTCCGGGGCGGCTCATACCTCCCCGGTTGGTTGCCTACGTCAGCCGCGCCCTACTGGCCGGCGTTCTTCTCCATGCCGCGGTAGTCGAGGGCCGCCGCGCCGAAGTCCATACGCGCCTTGATCTCGACGCCGTCGATCTCGAAGCCCTGCTTCGTCTCGATGTAAACGCCCTGCTGCCCTTCCAGGTAGCAGTACTCCACTGTGTCGATCTGCGCCGGGTCCGCGATCAGGTACCAGGCGGTCGCACTGTTCGCGTCGAGACGCGGCTCGACGACCGGCACCAGGCTGCGAACCCACTCCGGCACCACCTTGGTGACGTCGGCCGACGCAATGGCGATCGGGTACACGACCTGGAGCATATAGCTCTCCAGCGCTGTCGGTACTGCGATGAACCGCGGAATCAGGTTCAACGGCGTGCCGTTGGGGCCCTTTTGAATCCGCATGGCGCCGCGCGCCTTGCCGAGGGCAGTCAGCGCGACCGCGTTCGCAACGTTCGGATCGATGCTGCTGGCCACGCCGGTGAGCAGGTTGTTGTGTCCGGCAGCGAACAGTGCCGTGGGGGCCGCGTCACCCGCGTACTTCGCCTGCGGGTTGGAGATGATGATGCCCCAGACGGTGTTGGATTCGAGCTGCGCCGCCGCCACGCCGAGCAGCGCGGGAACACGCGTGAACGCCTGGAGGTCGTCGTTGATGATGACCTTGCGGGTCAGTGCCACGATCTCTCCGTAGGTGTTGAGCGCGTAGCTGATGTTGTTGTCGGTGAGCTGCGCCCGATGATACTCGCCCTTTTCGTTCAACTGCTGCAAGACGGGCGCGTCGGCCAGCATGACGCGGTTGATGGGCTTGAAGTCGGCTGCCGTCACCTGCCGGCAGAAGGGCTGGAAGGTGCGGGGATAGGCTTCATACCCCTGGCGCAAGGATTTGTTGGCGACATTGGCCAGGATCGCCGGGAAGTCGGACGTCGATTCCGCGCCGCCGGCGAAAAACTCCGCCCCGCGCGACGGGCCCTTGAGCGCTTCATCCGCAATCCGCGTCACGTCCCAACCGCGCGGGTTCAGGCCCCTGAATGCCAAGTACTCCTTGGCCATGTCGATGAGCTTGAAGTTGCGATATTCCTGGGCCAACTCGGCGGCCTTTCGCTGCTGCTCGGGACCGCAGCCGTCGAGATACTCGCCGACGTCGTTGCCGTTGTGGTCGTGGCGCCGCGCCAGGAAGAAGCGTCCGTCGGCGCGCAGCAACAGCGCCATCTGCATGCGTGCGAGAGACTGCTCCATGCCATCGCGAGTCACCGAGGCGCCGCCTTGGGGACGAGTGATGAATTCGTCCCCGTGAAGGTTCTCCGTGCCCTTCTTGGCGAGCCGATCGGTGATCTGCTTCCGGGCCTGATCGGCGGACACGCCCTTGGCGACAAACTCGCTGATGACCGCTCCGTCGACACCGGTGATAGCGCCCAGCGCCTGAATCTCGCTGACGCGCTGCCGTTCGGCCTGGACCGCCTCTTCCCGCGCGGCGGCCAAAGCCTGTTCGTTGACTACACGGGCATCCGCGCCCGTATCCTGCGTGGTAGTTTCCGGCATTGCAGGTTTCTCCTTGGTTGGGCTGATTGCCCGTAATGCATCGATCACGCCGGAATCCGGCGTGCCGAAAATCGTGACCTCCCCGGTTGGTTGCGCGCTCAGAAAGCACGAGTTGAAATCGGCCGGTACCGTGCAGGGAGAGATTTCAAACGGCTCCCAATCCACTGCCTTGAACATCCCGATTTCTTTGTCGTTGATGTATGGCGGTTTGCCCTCGGGCATTCCCTCGGTCTGGAGATCGGTCTTCTCACGCTTATACACGAACGTGCCGAAGCTGAGGTTCTGGAGGATGCCAGCGCTGGCCTTGCGGAACATCTCGGCGCCGTCCTCATCGCCAAGATCGAATTGCAGGGTGGCCATACCTTTGTCGCCGTTGGGCCAGGCACGCCGCACGACCCCCACCTGGGCCCGCGTGCCGACCTTGCCCGCGATTAGCGATTTGAAATCATCGCCGGTGAAGTGCGTGTCGAAAACAGGTGCGCCATTGTTGAGCCGGTCGAACCGACAGCCCTGCATGTCGAGCTTCAACATGTACGGCTCGCCGGTGGCGCGGTCGATACGGGGGACGAACGCCCCGCTATACCAGACCACATCGATGGTGCCGTCCTGGGCGTTGGCCGTGCTGGGGATCACCTGCGCATCAGCGGCAAAGACTTCCGAGTTGGGATTGGCGGGCGGCGGCGCGCCAGTATCCCGGTGCAAGTATTCGGTTTTGAGAAGCGGCATCGCTGGCTCCTATCCCTTCACCGCGTTCACCGCGAGGAAGTCGTTCTCTCCCAGCTTCTTGAACTGGTAAAGCTGCTTCTGGAGCCACGCGACATGGCCCTTGAATTTGTCGTCACCCTCGCGGTGCCACTTCACCAAATGCTGGTAGAAGTGGAAGTTCGACATGTCGCCGGCCTCGTAGCACTGCTTGCAGAGATCACTGAAGCGGGCGATGGCGTCCTGCTCGGCCACGAAGGCGTCGTTCAGTACATCTCCGACGTTGTCGTGGGTCGAAGCGGGCTTCGGCTCGATGGTGGGCGCACCCTCGAGGAACAGAAGGCGGCTCGTGAGGTGCTTCAGGTGCTCTTCGCACTGGTCGTGCAATTGCTTTAAGCCATCGGCCAGATCCAGCCCCAGGCGCTTCGCGTCACGCTGATCCAGCAGATACTGGAGCATCAGCGTTGCCTCGATCGTGATTGCATCCTGCAGACCGGCCAACACCTGCGGCGGTGCTTTCATGGAACATTTCTCCTTTGCTGGTGGATTGTTTATCCCCGGTAGAGCCGGGTCGTGGATTCCCAACTGGCGGTGCGCGAGATGCCCGCGACAAGCAGTTCCTTCACCATCGCGAGGTCCTCGTCAGACAACGCACCGAGGCCCTGCCCCTTTGCTGTAGCCGGAACGGCTTTGCTGGTCGGGGTACGCTCTTCCGTATTGGCCGGCTGTTCCTGACCCCGCAGTGTGACGTTACGCGGGTCGACGTCGAGGATGATCTCGAATTTGTCCACAAGTTTGTTGAACAGCGCAATCTGCTGGAGCTGCGTCGTGGGATCGTAGCCGTTTTCCAGCACCGCTTCGAACCATGTCTTCCGACCCGCGCGGACGTCCTTCAACACGCCCTCGGCGTCCTTCACCGGATCGACGGACTCAAAGCGCGGCGCGGTCCATTGCACCGTGCGCAGGTTAACCTTGTCGTCCCTTACGACAGACGCTGGAATCTTGCCTTGCAAGATCAGCATGTCGATGAACCGGCGCCACACCGGCATACAGAAGAGCGGGATGAGCGTTAGCCAGCGGTACGTTTCCACGGTGTTTCGGAAGCCCAGCATGCCGCCGCGCCAGGAGGAGTAGTTCACCTGCGACATATCGCCGGTTCCGAGTTCGTAGGGCAGCCCGATTCCGGCCATAATCCCCTGCAACTCGGTCATTTTGTATTCGCGGTAACCGCCCGCCGCCGGAGGATTGTTGAACTTGATCTCCTGGCCGGGTTTCAAATACTCGACCATGCCGGGCTGGAAGCTCTCCACTGGCAAGCCGCTCGATGGATCGGTGCCGGCAAGACCCAGCGGATCGCCATCGACGCCCTCGGGCTGCTGCACGAAGGCGGTAACGCAGGCCTCTACCTTCTTCCGCACTCGTTCCGCGTCACAGTAATCATCGAGATCCCGGAGCGCCATCATCACCGGCGCGAGCCACGGCACGCCGCGGACCTGACCAGGCCGGAGCATGCGATAGACGTGCATGATCTGCTCGGCTGGAACCGGCTGACTCACGATGCCGCCGCGCGGATTGAGGATCAACACGCCGCCAGGATGATAGCTGAACAGCCAGTAAGCAATGCGCCGACCCTTTTCGTCGAACTGGACACCCTCCATCACGTGGCCGTTCACCAGACCCATGGTGCGTGCCTGGTCGAGAAAGTCAGCTTCGAGCATCTGAAGCTGAAGCGGAATGCGGAGACCAAAATCCGCCGGCTGTGGCCGGAACCGCACAACCGCTTCGCCGCTCTCGGCCATAGTCCGGACTGTGAGGGTCTGCATGCCGTAGAAATCGAGGCGCTGCGGCGTATCGCAGGCCTCCGCGAAGAACGGCCACTCGGCGTCGACGATCTTATCGATGCCAGCGTTGCCCGTTTTCGCCTTGGGCACGATGCCAGTCCCCACCACGTTGCCAGCCAGTTCCTCGACCGCGCGCGCCGCGTAGGGATTGTTGCGGATGAGATCGCGGCTGCGGTTGCGCAGCCAAATGAGCGAGCCCATCAACTCGACGTTGGCGTCCGTCGAGGCAGCGTACCAGCCGTAGGCGCGCCGGCCGGCAGTGGCGCCGTCGTAGCGAAACCGCTCGGCGTGGCGGCGCCGGTAGCCTTCGATCAGTTCGCTCACCGTGCGCTGCACGGCGTAGCGGTTCGCGGAAGATGATGGCGCACTCCAGTCCCGCCGGAGCAGCGGGAATGCCTGACGCGGTGCCAGTTCAGTAGTCATCGAATCGTTTCAGCTTGAAGCCCGGCTCAAGAATCATGAAATCGAGGCCGTACTTCTCCCGGATCTCCCCGAGCATCGTTTGCAGCGAGTCGTAGGTATCCGGCTGAACTTCAAAATCGGCTTCGATGACGTAGAGCTTCGAAGTCGGCAGTTTGGATTTCGGCCGCGGCTCCCTGGCGAGATCGAACAGGCTCTTCGGTGCCGTGCCGCCCCAGAGGTTGTGTAGCGCCCCGAGTATCCGGCGAACGTTTGTCATCTTTTCAAGCTCTCCACCGCCGCCGCGGCAATTGCCACAACAGCTACCCAAAGGACTCCGACAACGGCCAACGCGCCTGCGATCCAAGAGCGCCAGCGCTCAAGGCGCGCAATCCGCAGGCTGTGCTCCGCGCAACGGCCGGGCTGGCCATTGCCGAGCAGTGTCCTTTGCATCCCTTCAACAACGGTCCGCGTTCCGGCCATCTCCGCAACAAGATGCTCCACTACCGAACGCGTCTCTCGGATCTCCAGAGCCAGGTTTTCGCAATGTGGGCAGCCCGTCATGTCCTCACCACCTGTCATAGAGCGTCGGCCCCGTTGGGCCGTCGCCGCGCTTGTGCTGGGCGAACCGGACGCGGCTACCGGTGCCGCCCGTTGCCTTGCGCAACTCCTCTTCGGTCGCCGCGATTGCCTTCAGCAGCTCGTCCATCTCGCGGTACTGGACCCTACGACCATCGGGAAATACAACCAACTTCTCCGGCCGCGCCTTCGCCGCATTCAGGGTGTCGAGGTCCGCTTGAATCTGGTCTACTGTTCGCGCCATGTCAATCCCGGATGACCATTCGCCTTCCATTCGGGTCGCTCATCTTTCGCCCAAAACGCGAACATTCCACTTGAGCTTCCGCGCGACCTGAGTGATGAATCGAGGTGCCATGAAGAAGCAGGACGTGCAAATCGGATCGACTTACATCGTCAAGGTCAGCGGTGTGCTGGCCAAAGTGCGCATCACCGGCGAGTCGCCCTATGGCGGCTGGCGCGGAACCAACCTGGCAACCGGACGCGAGATTCGCATCCGGTCGGCGGCCCGCCTACGTCGCCCCGCAAACGAACAGTAGAAAGGACTAACCATGCGACTCTTCGCAATCGACGCCGACAACACCATCACCGCCTTCCCCGCCGCCGAGCAGATCCCGGAAGGCCAGGAGCAATTCGCCAGCGAGAAAGAGTTGGCCAAACTCGCCGCCAACTGGCCGTCCGACCGGCTGGCCCAAGTCTGGAACTCCTTTGCCGGAGTCGCCGGATTTGGCGCCGACCTCAAGCCGGTCAAGAAGTTCACGGACCGCAAGACCGCTGTCGCCCGGATCTGGAAGGCCATCCAGAAGCTGGACGGCGCCACGCCAGAGCCGACCACCACCGAGCAGGAAACGGCCACTGCCGCGCCAAAGGCCGCCAAGGGCGCGCCGAAGAAAGCCAAGGCGACCAAGACCGCCAGGGCCAAGGCCGGCGCGCCCGTACCGCGCGAGTTCAGCAAGAAGGCCATCGTCCTGGAACTGCTGCGCCGCAAGGAGGGCGCGACGCTGGCCGAGATCGCCAAAGCGACCGATTGGCAGCACCACAGCATCCGGGGATTCATCAGCGGAACCATCACCAAAAAGATGGGCCTCAACATCGAGTCCAGCAAGAACGAGGGGGGCGAGAGAACGTACAAAGTCACGAAGTAGTCCGCGCCAGCCCCCAGCCCCCGCCGCCGCCCGGAAACGGGCGGCGGTTCTGCTTCATGCCGTCTCCCCGCCAGTTCCTCCTGCCAAATCATCGAAGGTGCGGCCGGACTCGGCATGCCGCGCCTGCCCGCCAGTCCAGGCCTGCCAACGCCGGACAATCACGTCGACATATTTCGGCTCCAACTCGATCAACCGCGCCTGACGCCCCGCCTTCTCGCAGGCGATTAGCGTCGTGCCTGAGCCGCCGAACGGATCGAGCACCGTGTCCCGGCTCTTGCTGGAGTTGCGCAATGCCCGATCTACCAGTTCGACGGGCTTCATCGTCGGATGCAGATCGTTGACCACCGGCTTCTTTACGAACCAGACATCGCCCTGATCACGGGCGCCGCACCAGTAATGATCCGTGCCTTCCTTCCAGCCGTAGAGGATCGGCTCGTACTGCCGCTGGTAGTCGGCACGCCCCATCGTGAAGACGTTCTTTGCCCAGATGACGAACGTGGACCAGTGGCCGCCGGACTCAGTGAAGGCGTGATACAACGTGTGCAACTCCGAGGACGACATGCAAATGTAGATTGCGCCTTTGGTCACTGCCAGGAGGTTCACGCAGGCATCGCGAAGGAACTTCTCAAAGCCGTCGCCGAGATTATCGTTGGCGATTTTGCGGTGGATCTTGCCGCGGAGCTTGTCCTTCATGGTCGCGCCGTAGTTGACGTTATACGGCGGATCGCAAAATACCATATCGGCCAGCCCGCCGGCCAGGACCTTCTCCACATCGGACATCTGCGTCGCGTTGCCGCACAGCAACCGATGCTCACCCAACAGCCACACATCACCGGCAACTGTGACGGCGGTCTCCGGCGTCTCCGGAACCGCATCCTCGTCGGTCAGGCCGTCGCGCGTCTCTTCTGGATCGCAAAGCAGGTCGTCCAGCTCTTGGCTGGTGAAGCCAACCAGATCGAGATTGAAGTCGTCGTCCTTCAACGACTCGATTTCCACGCGGAGCATTTCCTCGTCCCAGCCGGCGTTGAGTGCCAGTTTGTTATCGGCCAGGACCAGGGCGCGCCGCTGCGTCTCCGTCAGGTGGTCGAGGACGATGACCGGCACCTCGGCAATGCCCAGCTTTCGCGCCGCCGCCAGGCGCGCATGGCCGGCGATAATGACGCCGTCGCTGCCAACGAGGATCGGATTCGTCCACCCGAATTCCTGGATGCTGGCCGCGACCTGCGCTACCTGATCGTCGCTGTGGGTGCGCGCGTTCCTGATGTAGGGGAGCAGGCGGTCAATCGGCCAGATCTGCACCAGCAGATTGCGAAGCCGTTCCGTGATGCTGGTTGCCATGATCAACTCCTTCCGCCCTTGGCGAAGGCGGTGGCACCGTTGGTCTTATTGCGCGGGCCGTAATGCGGATTCGGACCATGGTGCTTGATGGCACGCGAATCGGATGCTCTGGGATTCAGTACCTGATCCACCGGGACACCACGCGCCTCCGCGATCGCCGGGAACGTTTCGTCAGTCCCCAGCAACAGCGGGACGTTGCCGGTCATGTTCATGAGCCGGCGCAGAATCACGTCGCAGTAGGCTGGCGAGACCTCGCAACCGCAACCGACGCGATCCAGCAAGTGCGCGGCCGCTATGGTTGTACCGCTCCCGAGAAATGGATCGAAGATCAGGTCTCCAGGATCGCTATACGCCAGTAGGAAAAACTCCACCAGCGCGCGCGGGA